ATAGGTCATTTAGATCCATTCCAGCAGGAAGGACACAGATACTTGCATTGATAACTTCTGATGCTACTCTCCTAGAAAACTCAGCTCCTGGATTAGAACCATCTTCCTTAACATCATTATCACCTATTACTAATACCTGTCCATACCCATTCATTAGCTTTGCATAGTGTGGTTTCCAAGCAGCAACACCAGGAACACCAAGTGCTGGTATACCTAAAGCACCAGTAGCAATGATTGCATCTAACTCACCTTCACATACTGCAATAGTATCTTTAGGTTCTAGTAATGCACTCACATTAAATAGATGGGTCTTCTGACCAGTAGCCATACCATACTTAGGTTTGCCTTCATCTAATCTTCTAAACTTAAAGCCAACACAAATACCAAGAGCAGTAAAGTAGGGTATAGATAACCAACCCTGATACAACTGATGCTCAGGGATCGGATCAACTACTGTACCTAAACTAAAAGACTCAGCTATCTCTTTAGATATGCCACGTTCTTTTAGAAAGGTTGCGGTTTCTACGTTTAGACCCTGCTGGTAGCGAGTGGCCGCTTGTAGATAAGATTTCAATTGCTCTTGCGAGAGCATCTTTAAACTCCAAACTTTCTTTTTCCATTACAACATTGATGGTGTTTCCACCCTTACCGCAGGTATGACAAAAGTATAGGTTCTCCACTGTGTTCATCACTGCTGACTTGCGAGAGTCATCGTGCATTACACACCTAACTGAACTTGCCCTACCCTCTTTTACTTCTCCACCATAAAACTGTACTACTACTCCGATTGGGATTGACTTTGCATCGGTGTCGTTGCTTCGTCTGTTTGTTCGTTTACTTCTTGACCAGTCTTGTCCTGGCATTGCTCTCCCTTATCTAAGCCTTGCATTATCTTAGTAGTGGTTATCTTTCCGCTTGGTACTGGCATTAGTTTTCTCCCTTAGTGATATCGCTATGTCTACTAACTTTTCTGATTCAGATTTTGTTGTAGAATCTTTTTGAACTGACAAATATGCAAGGTGATATTCACCTGATTCAAAATGTTTTTTTAATAAACTAACAAGACCCTTCTCATTAGTTCCACTTATTTTCATACCACAGTAGCAAGCCATATTATACTCTGGTGGTCTATCAATCATTCTCTCTCCTCCAACCATTGCTGTAAGTCTTGGACCACCCAAGCCTGTTCTATTCCTGCACTTCTTCTTTTAACTACCACATAAGATAGTGGTGCTGGTGTTATACCTCTAGCACTAGCATAGTTCTGAGCTTCAACAACTGCTTCTCTCCAGAACTGGGGTAGGTTTAATACCTTTGTATTCTTTAACTCCAAGATAAAAGTTTTACCAGCAACTATAACTACTAGATCACCCTCATCCTTTTGTCCTGATAAGCGTAAGCGCTCAGCATTAACACCCTTAGATCTAAACCATTTCATTACATCTAGTTCAAAGGATGCACCCTTGCGTTTATTCTTTGCGCTCATCTACCTTAACCTTGTTTACTTTATATGTTTGCTGACCATCTTCTTCATATACTTCAATAATTCCCGCCTGAATAAGTATAGAACTAAAAGCAGCAAAATCATTTTCCAACTTAGCAATCTTCTTCTTGACATACTGTATCTCCGTATTAGCCATTAGCCTACCTTGTCTCTCATACTTTCAAACCTTGCATCTCTACCAAGCATACGACCAAACTCATCAGCATCGCTGATCTGACAGGAACCATAACTAGCAAACAAAGATACATAGTCTTTACCATCTGCACTGTGCTTACCAAAGCGATTCTTAACTGCAGCAACTCTAAGCAACTGTCCTATAGGTTCATAGCCCAGTGTTAATATCATTGCAGGTAGTTGAGATACCTTACCGTGAATAGATCTACGAGCAGGTGGTTCAGTAGTAGAACCATACTCAGACTGTTCGCTGACGTGATGAAGAACCATTACGCAAGCCTCAGTCTGTCTAGCCATATCGTGTAGTTCAACCATAATAGCTCGCAGTCCTGCCCACTCATTGTCTGATTCAGCTACCACATTCATAAGGTTATCTATAATAATTAACTCTGGTGGAATACCATAAAGTTCTATATAAGCCTTGATCTCTAACTCAATATCATCTAGTGATGGTGATGAGTCAAAGACCCACTGTATATTTTTTACCTTATCAAACTTATCATCATAGTACTTACTATTCTTAGTTAAGTTTTCTTCTACCAGAGTTTGATTATGACCTGAGATATGTGCTGCAGTTCTCATCATTACTGTAGCCACATCAGTATCTGCAGAAAAGAAAAGCGTTGGTACATCAGCCTTGATCGCATAGATCAAAGCAAACATAGACTTACCAGCATTTGGAGCAGCAGCAATCATACAGACTTGACCTCTTCTAAACCTTATCTGTTTGGACTTTAAATCATTCCAGACGATAGGCAAAGGGGTAGCCTTTGTTGTCGTACTCTTCCAAGCTCTATTTAAGTTAAGCAATTTCTTCTTCTCTTAGGATAATGTTTCTTTGTTTACGGATTACTCTACGATCTGTCTCAGACAAACCGCCCCATACTCCGTATCTTTCTTTTTGTATGCCCCACTCTGCACATTCTTGCTGGTGGGGACATAACTTGCAGACATTTCTAATCTGTCTTATTGTGGATAAGTCTTCTCCTCTTTCAGGAAAGAACATATCCATTGATATCTCTGCACAAGAGGGGTTCTCAAACTCACGAGGCCCCCGCATTTGCTATCTAATCCAGACTGTATCGCACTTATCTGTTGCACCTTTAGGTGCAGCGCACATCCAACCTTTCCAAGGACCCTTAGTTCCTTGTCCAGATCTAAAGCTCATAGACCCGTGCTTGCAATCAGGTGCATCACCTGATGGTGCTGACATTGTTGTAGCGCCTAATGCTTTCTTAGCATAAGCAATTGCTCCACCAGTTGGTTGAGCAGTAGCACCAAGTGTGGTGCCAGTTGAAGTAATGAGTGTTGATAGATCAGCAATAGATGTTAGAGATGCCTCTAACTCTGTCTGACTTGTTGCATATAGATTCACTAAAGTTCCATCAGCTAACTTGTAGTTGATCTGAAACTTAGTTGACTCAGGTGCAGCCATTTATTTTCCTCCAGTTTTTATATTTAATCTAGCGAAAGGTTGTCCCTCCACCTTTGGTACAAAGCCTAGTAGTTTTTCTACTTCGGCTGTGTTAACTGTAGACCTACCATTAACAGTTGTCCAGGTAATCTGTACACCACTAGCAGTCTCTCCAGTTATACCGTCAAACGCAGTTCGTAATGACTCTCGTTTTTCGGTCAACTCTTTTATCTGTTGATCAAGTTGCAAGTACATCAAGGCTGAATGATCAACGCTACTGTCTTCTATAACAGGCAGCTCATCCTTGATACGTTCTTTTTTTAAGCCAGAACATCCGATCTCTCCTGTTGCATCAAAGTACTTGCAATAAGATTTGCAATAGTTTTGATCTCTCTCAGGATCTGGTGCTATCTCTGACTCTTTAACTGCAGCTAACCAGTTAAGAGCCTCTTCAGCAATCGTAGGATCATATGCTTCAGAGTGGACAACTACATCTCTCTCATCGCCATCTCTGGCTATGGCTACCAGATTGACAGTTCTAGGCTTCCCCTTCCCAGACTTGTCTAACAGATAGCCATAGACCTGAACCTGCCAACGTTGTTGACTAGATGGAAAGTAAGAAAGGTTTTGTTTCTTAACAGTCTTCCAATCAATAACATCGCCAGTCTCTGGAATGAATAGATCTATATGCGCTTTCATCCCAGAATACTCAACTGCAGTTTCAACCCAATACTTCTCACCCTTTGGATCTATACTGCGTATTGCTTCTTCAATAGTAGCGTGGATAGCAGTACCCATAATCGCTGCTAACTTTAATTCGTTCTCATTAGTTTCAGGTTGATCGTTAAGACGATACCAAACTTTTCTACGGCAACCACCCAACTCTGATGGACCTACCTGTGTCTGTTTAGATCTAGCCCTACCAGCATCTTTAGCTCGTAGAACATCAATCAATAACTGCTTTGGATCGCTCACTATAATCCCCACTTAATAAAAAATTCTAAAATAAATCTGTACATCTCTAAGTCTAATAGATAAAACTGTAATTGCCAATATATTTCTTTCATCATCTTCCTTACTTTGTGAACTGAGTCTTGATGGTTGGTACTCCACCACACCATACGTTGTACTGTATGGCAATATTGATTGCTTTCTTTGCAGCACTCGCTGCTTTAGCGTGGGTTCTAATCTCACTCTCCATTGCAGCTAATGCACCAAGAGCAATTGATCCACCTGAGCCTATGCCATATAAGTTTCTATCATCTCTCATATACCCATAGTCATCACTGATCTGATATATCTTTCCATTAAAACAAATTAAAGCATCCCACCCAGAGTCATCATCATTTTTATTCTTAGGCGCAGGGTCATAACCTGCATCAGTTAATGTTTGTTTGATAGATGGTAGAACTCTAATCATTAAGAAGCGATCAGGCTCTTGAGTTTTAACTACCTTTGGTGGTTGCCATAAGTTATTTAAGATATCTCCAGCAGTGGCATCACCTGCTACAGCTATTAGATATTCATTAACCTTAACTATTTTGTCATAGCCTTTAGCAATGTAAGGTTTGTCAGTATAGGTAGTCATTGTATCTGAGGCTATAACAGCCCAGCCTTTACCTTGGATACCAATTATCGCGGTCAATTCAACTCCTATCTCTTGGTATAAATAATACCACTACTACAACAAAAGTGTGGGATGTACTTATGACACGCCGAAGGGCCGTAATAACATCAATAGTGGGTTCGGAGATTATGTTTTTTCATATTACATATAGCGTGAGTAGGTCTTATATTGTCAATAGTGTCAGGTCCTCCCTTGCTTAAAGGGATTAAATGGTCCAGGTGTAGACCATACTGCCAACCTTCACCACTACTTTGCCTCTTTGCGGATAGATCAATAGGATTAGAGCATATATAACAGTCAGTTCCGTACTTCTTTAATACTTCTTCTTCAGTATATTTTTCTTGGCCGTTAAAAAGTTTAAGAGCTTTTCTTTTAGCAGTGATTCTTCTGCTATATGATTTTACTTTTTCAGAATTATTCTTTGCCCATTTTCTATTTATGTCATAAACTTTCTTAGGGTTGTCTTTGTAATACTGCCTACGCCTAATTGCGTTAGCATCTTTACAAGGTTGACAAGTAGGTTCTTTTCTTCTTATGTGTCTAGCATAAGCAGATAAAGTTCCACAAGGTTTCATAATATAATTATATCACATTCTGGCGTGTCGCGTATAAATTTTTAATAGTGGAGTGTAAAATATGAGCCGAAGGCGAATAATACGGGCGGCGCATTGAAGCGCCGCGATGGTTACGGTCTCTATGTTCCGTCTACCAAGGCTGTCAAAAAATAGGGAGAAGCTCCCGCCGAAATTTGGTTCTGATCTTAGAGATCTTGGTCCTCTTCACGCCTGTCCTTGTGGTTCTATGACCTTTACAATTATGGCATCCTTCTATGATTACCAACTATCCTGGTATCACCTAGACGGTGAGTGTTCTAACTGTGGCAATCTTGTTATTGTGCCAACACCAATAGATAAACCAGATTACATCCAAGAGTAGCTAAAACATTTGTCAAATTATGGCGTGTCTTTATTAAATGCGCTTTTACCACACATAAAAAATCTAGTTATTAGATAACTGAAAAATCCTCAAAAGTATAATTGTCTTGTGGTTGAGAAATACTTAGCCATAGGAGAGGTAAAAATGAAATGCTGTAATCATATAGTAATAAAACAAAACTGCCAGTGCCATAATTGCAGTGGCAGTTTATGTGAGTTTGAACAAGAAAAGGGCATAAAAAAAGAAGGGCGCAGTTAAGCGCCCCTCCTGTATTGCCTCGCGGTATTAAAACTACTTAGTCAGACCGTATTCTTTTTCAGTCTTATCTGCCCACTTAGCAAGTGGACCTGCGATAGATCCGATCAAGATTGCGTACTCTGGTGCTAGGTCAGCCGCTAGTGCTAATCCCATTGTTACTGCTGAAGCAAGTACAGCTCGTAGGTAAGACTTAAATGCAGCCTTAGCCTTCTTGCTCTTTAACTTCTTTAGTAGATCCTTCATTATTTCTCCTGTTTCTTTTTAGGTAATGGCTTAGGAAGTGTAAACTTCTTAGGCACCTCACCCATCCAACCGAACCAGTTGGAATCATCTTTAGCATACTGATCCTTTATGGATATATGCAAGTGTTTATTATGGGGATTCTTTCCGCTATAACTTCTTTCACCATCTACTTGATTCCAGATCTTGCCTTTAAATATTAGGTACTTAACTCTACGATCTGTCTGTAGTTTCTTATAGATATCTTTGCAATCTACTCCATTATCTGGATCGTGGGTTAGATCTACAGCTAGTCCTGTATTGTGGTCTGAGTTGGGACTTTGTTTAATGTGAGCCGATGAAGGCAAGAGTCCGTCTGAGGCTTTCTTGCGCTTGGGCCACAATGCTGTCGCTTGTCGTAGTACTGCTATTGCAGCAGGTGTCGCTCTCTTTACAACAAGTTTCATTCTTTATTTCCTTTTCCATATTATGCTACGCCTTTTTCTAGTAGTGCCAAATGTAATGCGTTAATCTTATCTGGTCTAAATCCTGACCAGTGGAACTTATCATAAACAACTACGGGTGCCTGCTTATATCCTAATGCTTCTACAGTTTCTTTAGCAGTTTGGTCTTGGCTTATATCTACTACTTCATACTTTACTTTACTTCTATCTAATAACTTCTTAGTCATCTCACATTGCACACAATCTGGTAATGTGTAAACCTTAACCATTCATTCCCCCTTATTTATTTTTTGTTGATAAGTATACTTATTATTTCCTCCACTTGTCTTTCCAACCTACTGACGGAATCTTTTAAACTTGATCCACCATTCGGGCGAAGCTCGGATAAATAGTGCTTCACAAGGTGTCTTACACCCATCGCTATTGCGCCTATTAGTGTAGTTATAGAGACTGCTAGTGCAGCCCAGTCAGAAGGGGTCATTATGGCTCCTATGAAATAGATCTAATTGTTACGACCAGTGTTCCTCCGTAGCCAGAGAAACGAGGTCCTGATGGTGTCTTGTTTATAAAATCAAGTTCTTCAATAAGGCCAAGATATGACTCACCTGTTCTGAAGTCTTGAACTCTAACTGTATCTCCTACATTTTCTACCTGTTCTAATGCAGACATACGATCATATGCAGATCCTTCGTATCCTTCTTCAACACCAAACTTATCGCTCTCGTGGTCATAGCAGAATAGTGGGTATTGGATTAAACGCTGACGAGGTACTGCAGGTAATGCTTTAAGATTGTAACCATTAAAGACTGGACCTTGTGAGGTATTAGTAGTAGATCTAGTAAGGGTAAACTTAAATCCTAGATACTCTTGCGCTCCTGTTGGATATGAAACTGTTACCTCAGGTACAGAACTTTGCTGTGCAAAGGTACCAATACGGTATTCATCCCCATCAAATGTTACGGTATCTATATTTAATCCACCAGTAGAGTTATCAACTCTAGCCTGTAATAACTTATATACCTTTAACTCTAATGTGTTATAGCGGATAAAGCCTGTCTGTAGATATCCTTCAGATATCTTCTCATTAAGATTTTCAATATAGATAGCACCATCAGTGGTGCCATTGTTAGCAGTAATAAATGCTAGTTGGTTAGTATCACCCATAAAGGCACAAGCTGTAGTAGTAAAGCCAGATACTCCTGATTTATATAGATCATTTGTATAAGCAAATAGTAGATCATTACCAAAGCGTAAGCCTAGGTTAATTCTAATTACACCAGGTTCACCATCTACACTAGATGCACACCAAAGATATGAATCTCTAGCAGCAAAATCATAGACAGGTTGAGATGTTTCTACTACTAATGGGCCATAGTTAATAGAGCCATCATCTGATACAACTGCTATACGAATACCTTTATCAGTACCAACTGCCATATAGCCTAGGTAATAATAAATATCAAATACTCTCTCACCTGCTGGTAACTCAGCAGCAGTAATGGCACTAGTTAAAGTAGGCATAGTTCCAGTAGTAGATAAAGTAAACTTCTGAATAGTAGATTGAATACCACTATAGCCAGTTACATATATAGCTGCACCGCTTGATGTTATACCAGTATAAACAAAGTCATCTGTTGAATGGGTATATACAGCAGTAGGTAAAGCAGTAGCAGTAGTTGATATTTCATAAACCTTATTATTAATACAGGCAACAATACGCTCTTTAGTAAATTCTAAAACTGCATTAGTAACTACAATACCTGTAGCATTAAACATTAAGGTAGGCGATACTGAACTATCATCTGTAAGTAACTTCTTATACATATGAATCTTATCAGCGCCACCTGAGGTTTGGTTAGTTACCCAATAGGCATACACACCATCATCGCAGATACCAAATACTGGATCATCCGTACCAGCGTTGTAATCTATAAAATGGATTACCTCAGCAGTGCCAGTTCCAACAGGAGATACTGGAGTTGAAACTACGTTAGTTGCTGTCTTAGCATAGGTAAAGGTAGTGGTTGTAGGTACACCAGTAATTGTGTACTCACCATTAAATGTAGCATCTACTCCAGTGATAGTAATCTGCATACCTACAGATAGCCCGTGAGCTGCTGTGGTAGTAAGTGTTGCTACGTTAGATGTTAAAGCCTTGTTGTTAATAGATACAGTAATACGAGGGAATACTTTGTCTATATCATATTCATCTGCTAATAAAATACCGTTATATAAATTACTGTTTTTTGTCCACTGAATAGATCTAACATATTGGCTAGGTCGTAGATCAGATCTCATTGGACCAGTAACTGTATGCACATTAGATACAGAGTTAAGTAATGTTACCTGTCCTCTAGTCCAGATATCACAACCTTTAGATTCTGTATATTGAAATCTTAATGACTCATCTTGGATAGGTTCAAAGAAGTTAATACCTTGTCCTTGATGAAATGATGACTGACTTCTTAACCACCAACCAGTAAGTGTCTGCTCACCAGCTTCTCTAGTTTGGTCAATCTGTTGCTTACGATACTGTGCTGTAACTCTACGATAAGGTGTATCATCGGAGGCATTAACAAAGAATGGTAATCCTGCAATAGCCATATCATAGGCAACGCCAGTTAAGGCATAAGATGTAGCACCTGCTGGATTAGATAATGGAACGGGTATGCGTTCAGTTATATCATCGCCATATGGTGGAACCATTATTCTCCTTTGATTTTGGGCATAAAAATATGAGCCTTTTAACCTCGTTGCTCAGGAGGAACTAATCAGCTAGTTAACTATTCCACACTTACGGGGTGGATTGTGCCGCTATCATTTCATCATAAGTTGATTTCAGCATAGAAGTAAACTCATTATTGCCTCGGTCAATTATGGCGTGTACTGAACCATTTAATTCATCTGTAAAAAAAGTAACATTATCCATTTTTATAACTCCGCACTTAGTCCGACATAGCAATTTGCTGAATTTCCTACTAACCAAGCCGCACTACCATTTGTAAATACTGCCGATCCGTGTGTGTATCTAATTGTGGGCGTATTTTGATTTGCGTATAGCAAAGTAAAAGTACCGCCACTTCTAGTAGCACCTGAAGCATAAACTGCCATATTTGAAGTTTCCAAGGTAGATGGATTGGTTCTCATAGTTACTGGTAAGAAGTAAGCGGTATCAACAACTGTTGTAGACATAGCCTGACCTACACCTTGATAAGCGACACCGCTACTATCTGTATTTCTATAATAATACCTCTGGCAAGCGGCTAACTCGCCTTGAATTGTTCCGCCTGCTCTGCGAAAAGGTAAAGCAACCGAACCCACATCAATCTGAACACCTGTAACAAAAATAGTGTGAGTATTAACATTGTCAATTAAAACAACAAAACCTTTTTGAACATCAGCAGGTAATGCAGCAGTTGTTACAGAATATCTAGTCCAAGAAGAACCAGGATTACTAGACATTTGTAACGCTGAACCAATTTGGGTTATTGATGCAAAATTGTCGGTTGCTGATGGATAATAAATATTTATATTTAAGGCACCAGTACCACTAGTTTTTTTAGCATATAGTGAAATAGTAACTACCTGCCCAGCCAACCTAGCAGAGTTAGCAGATTCAATCTTTTGACTTATTGATTGAGTTCCAGTTCCTACCAATTTAGCAGAATAATTAAAATAAGGATTAGTTGGAACATCTGTGTCTCTTGTAACTGTTAAGTTGGTATCGCCTGTGTTATACCATCTATCCATAAGATAAACAGTATTGCCAACAGTAAAAGAAGTACCTCTTTGCCATATATCCATACCGCCATTGATAATTGGATTGCTCAAACCTGTTGGTGTGTAGCGCAAACCTGTAGTTGCGGAACTATCCGCGACAAGTGTGTCGCCATTAGATCCTACTGCTAGGCGAGCTGGTGTATCTGCTGCTGTTGCAGTTATTAAATCACCTTTAGCATCAACGATAGTGTTTTGAATAGCATTAGGATCATCTAATGATGCCCAGGCTGATCCATTGTAAATTTCAACCACATTTGTATCTCTAAGATAACTGACCATACCCTCAGCCAACACACCTGATAATGCAGTGGTTCGGGCGGCTGAGTCTGCAAAACTCATTACTGTTTGTTGCATCAAATAGGTATTTACTTCACTGGCAAGTAAAACATCACCAGTATTAAACAATTTGTAACCAGCACCCGCCATTGATTATCTCCTAGTTGTAGGACAAGCTGTCTTCACTCAAAATTCCATCTACTAATGAGTCTAGCACAAACCCACTTGCAAAAGGTTGAGCGCAAGTAAATGTTACTAAAAAACTACTTGGTGTTATTTCATATTGGACACCCGCAATTACGCTCTGAGTTACTACATTGCCTGCAGGCAGAGTTTGGGTAACCTCTATAGGGTTAAATATATCTAACTGTAAAGCTGCAGTTACTCTAGCTGGATCAATTGAGGAATAAGCATCCACAGTCAAGGCGTTTAATTGTAGATCTACCCCTTGCTCTTTGCGTGAGGCTACAATCATTAAAGCCTGGTTTAGGGCATCTGCCTCTGTAGTCATAATGCCTGATCTAATTCTGCTATGTTGGAAGTAATCATCAATGCTGTCAGTATTAGATGCAACCTGAGTTGTCAACCCAGTAGGGGTAACCTCAGCTTTATTTATAAGCTGATAATCTGATATATCAAATTGAGCTGCCTGGTAAGTGATGTCACCTGACCCCACTTGATCTGAAAATTTAGTCAATGTGCCACCTGATGCAGTAATAATGTCATTGCGCGATAGGAATTTAACAAAGCCCCTTTCATCAATGTATAAAGCCCCAAGGTCTGTCTGCTCTACCACCTGCAGCGCACCTAGTAAAGATCTTGATGCCCCTGTATCTGCCTGCACCAATGTAGTTGCCGTAGTTGAAATATCTCTCATACCAATTGGCCACTGTCCAGCATCCAATAAGTTTGTAATCCTTTGTGCAGTTGTCTGTCCCGCTGTGCCACCAGAGACAGTATTTATTGTAGTCAGATTTAATAATTGAAAACCATCCACACAATTTAAAGTTACATAGGCTGGGTCAAAACCTGTAGGACTTTTGTAATCCCATTGTTGTACATAAAAAGATCCTAGATTGTAATTAACACTGTTAAATTCAGCTGTAAATCTAATCTTTCTCATAGGTTTAATTTTGCCGTACAAAACTGATAATGTGTTCGCAGGATTAAATTCACCTGTTTGATCAACAAAGACAACTTTAGCACTGCCACCAGTAAATGAGTCAGATGATCTGTTAAATGCACGCCTAATAAATACTTGAGTTACAAATGGTGTTATATCTACAGCATCTGCCGCTACAATACCTAATACTGCAACATCTAATGGTGTGGCAGGATCATCAAGCACAAGAGCTGGGTCAAAACTTGCGCCCTGAGAAAAATCTACCTCTACTTTTAAAACTGCAGCTGACATTATCTACCTAAGTTTGTGAGCTGAGTGACCGCCCCAGTTCGGTTTAAGTTATACAAAACATCTTGGATTACAGATTGTAATTGACCCTCAGAGATAACAGAGCCTTGTACATTTACAACTACCTTTGTACCCATGCTACCCATGCGATCTAATGGAATAACTGCCTCTGCACCAGCTTCACCAATCATTGCTAAAGTTGGCTGATTTACAATGCCACCATCTGCCATACGCGGCACATCAAATAATTTTTGAAAATAATCTACAGCTTGTGCGGTATATCTAGCACTTGATCCAGACATAGCCCTATTTAAACCCTCTTGTCTCAAACTTTCAAAAACTTCCTGGCCTAAAACATTAGGGGCTTGACCTGTCAAAACTGCCTCTTGAAATGCTGCAGATGTAGTGCGTTGAAATTGTTGTTGCTGGTATTCAAAAGTTTGACCTAAAGGTACTTGAGGTAATTTCTTTTTGCTTAACTCATCTAGCAATGCCAACATTTTGCGCAATTCCTCATTAGCTGCAAACAATTGTTGTAAATATAATAAAACACCCTCAGTAGTCATGCCCCATTTTTTCGCTAACATTTCTACCTCTGCAGTAGTAATCTGTCCATCCTCAATTACTTTTAAAACATCTGCATAGCGTTGCGCTTCATCTACTGCACTCTTTGTACCATCAGCTAATTTTTGTAATATCTTAACTCTTATTTCATCCTCAGCATTTAACTTGCGGCTCAAGGCAGCTTGTAAGTTAATGCGATCCATATCAAACATAGCCTCAAGCTCTGCCTTTTTCTTATCTAAAGCCTCTTGTGCTTTTTTCTCAGCTGTTAATTTTTTCTGTTTGTTTAAAGTTCCAGCTGCTATCTTGTCTAATTTACCTTGCAAAGCTGCAAGTTTTTTGGCTATTGCAGCCTCTTGCTCTGTTTGCTCTAAAGTTTTGCCTGTAGTCTCTGCAATTTTTTTGCCTTCTTTAGCTAGATTTTCAAAGCCCTCTAACCATCCACCAATAACAGGTATCTGTTTTGTAGTAAATAAAAATTTTAACAGATTGCCAGCCGCAGTGCCTTCAAATTTTGAACTTAAAACATCAAAAGCATCTGTAATTTTAGAAACTTTATCTGCCAAGCCAATTAAAATATAACCACCATTTAATCCCAATTGTTCTAATTTAGTGCCAAAAAAATCAGCTGCATCCCCACCATCTGCAATAATTTCAAAAGCTGTAATAAATCCTTCACCTAAAGCTGTTTGCGCTGCACCTGCACTAATTTTTAAAGCATCTAATTGACCACCAAAAGTCTCTGTAGCTCTTACTGCCGCGCCACCAAATTTTAAAGTTAAATAATCTGTGATCTCTGCTAAACCAATTTCTTTAGCTGTCAGTGCATCAAAACCTAAACCTAATGCGCCTAAAGCTTTAAAATTACCTCTACTAGCTTTACCTAACGCATCTGAAACTTGAGCTAAATTTAAACCTGCACCTGCACTTGTATCAACTGCAATATTAAATAAATCTTGTGCTTTTGTTAGATCACCAGTTTGAATAATTAAACCATTTATTGCAGGTGTCAATTCATTTTTAGTTATGTTTGCAGCTTTTTCTACATCACTTATAAAAGTGTTTAAAGCTGTAATTGAGCCTAATTCATTTATTGATCTTAATGATTGTTCAACAGATTTATCTAATTTTTCTTGTTCAAGGGCAGCTCTTATTGAGGATCTAGCCAATCTTTCCATTGCAATAACGCCTGCAATGCCAGCTGTAACAAGTGCGGCTTTGCCTGCAAACTTGCTTTTAGCAATAAAAGCATCAAAACCTTTTAGCTCTTTTGTAGCTTTTTCTAAACCTTTTTTATCAAACTTGGTTAAAAAGTTTATGACTACATTGCTACTTAAAGCCATGATTAACCTCTAAATTCTTTGCCTAGATATTTTTTTAACACCTCTGCAATATTAGCAAGAGCCTGCTCACCTTTTTCAGCTGTGGCCTTGTAAATTAACCTTTTTCCTTTACCATCTGAGGCAATTGTACCGCTTGTTTCATTTACTCTTTTTATAAATAAATTACTGGCCTCTGGGTTACGGCTAACACGCCTTGTTTTTGCTTTAGACCTAGTACTGCCTGATCCTGCTAATTCATAAATTATACCTGGTACTGACTTATTCATAAGTGCTAAAGCTGTTACACCAAAAGTAGTGCCTTTAATTCTTTGTACTTTTGTTTTTGCATTACTTATTGATATGCCTGATCTTGCTTGCTCTTGCGACCATTGCCACCTAGACTCACCTGTTTTGCCATAAGTCCTACCTCTATGAACTGTGTCTTTAGCCCATCCCCAAGCTGCAGGATAATAAGGCTTTGTATCGCGCCATCCTGGAAACACCTCAGCTGGTACAAACTTTTTTGCTAACTGCTCTACAGGTTTAATTTGTTTGCGCAATTCACGCCTAAAAATTCTGTGAGCCTCTGGGTCTATTTCTTTTAATTTTGCTAACAGAGCATCTAAATTTTCAACATAGATCGACTTGAGCCGTCTATCTGCATTGATCATTATCTACGCCTTACTGTTTTAGTTTGTTTTGCCCTTTCCTGCAAAATTGCTTTTATGGCCATATAAACTGCAGGATCAACCTCTAATAAATCCTTGGGAGATATTCCTGTAGCCACCGACACAGATGCCAATTCCCATATCTGTCCATGTCGGTCTAACCATTTTTTGAGTCATAGAGTAAATCCACATCAACATACTGGTTAATGTAATCATCCCCATAAAGCAATTCTGTTTTGCCTAGATCTTTTTCAAGTCGCCAAGCAAACCACCACAAATCTGACTCCATTTGTAGCTCACCTAACCGCTTACGCCATCCTGTTTTAAACTCCGCTTCAAAAGCGACTTTTGCAGATGGCGTAAGATCGTAAGTAACTTTCTTGCCGTCTTTCTTTGTTATTTCAATTTTGTGCATGTCCCACCTTTTCTTATTATTAGCTAGTTGCCTTAGTTATAGCTGTTACAGGAATTGTTATACTAGCAGTCATAGCTGAGTCTGTAGCACCTGAGATCGGTGTCCACTGAGTCACAAGACATGACATACTGTAACTTGGATTTGTAGCTGTAACTGTACCTGTTACTGGTACTAATCTAATTGCTAACTTTGATCCAATTGCATCTTCAAACAAACTATTAACTGATGCAGCTGCAAAATCATTGAAAATTTCCATAGATACACTTGAAACCTCAACTCCACCCACCATATTTTGAACTGTATCGTTCATGGCGGTGATAGTAACTGCCTCAACTTCTCTATTTAAACTTACAGTAGAAACATGATCGCTGATAGTTGTAGTTCCTACAACCACCGCTACCTTGTTGCCCATGAATATTGCCATGAGTTTTTTCCTTTCTAACCTATTAGTTCCACTGAATATTGATAACTCAGGTAGTCAATATTAGCGGATGTTATTGTGCCTGGTGATGCAGACACAACTCTTAAAGTTTGCACTGCACCGCTTAGTGTTTTATCAGCCTCAACTGCGGCTTTAATTGAGGTTGAACCAGATGAGGCAAGTAGCCCATCTAATCTTTCTTGTCCACTTCTCTCACTCATCCTACCTACCATTACAATTATGTTGCAGGTGGCAAAGTCAAAACCTCTACTTAAAGTGTAATCATAATTAAGTGACAATTGACCTACTACTGCAAAAGCATTGTTGGTAGGTATATTGGCAGAGTCAGGTACATAATCCATAACACGCAAACCTGTAATACTTTGTAAAGCGGTCTTGAGATTATCTCTGACTGTACTTGGGTTCATGCAATTGCAATCTTTTGATAGGCTCTAACCATATTAGTCACATCTCTGCCAACTGGTGACATGCGTATTACTCCTAGATCTCCAAGACCTAAAACCCCACCTGGGGCATCTTTACGCTTGTATAGATCAGCTGTAAGGATAAGACAAGCTACAGTTATATCATCTGGCACTGATGGCCAACCCCATTTAGCTGTAACCTCAACACCAGGGCGCAAACCATTTTGTGTAATGCCTGGGAATATTGGCCAGCTCTCAGTATTAGAAACCATTGTCAATTGTGTAAAGGGTCTGCCTAAAGCTGAGGCAGTAAGTGGATCTAAAATATAATCAGTATTTAAAGTCAATGTTTTACTGTAAGTGCCATTGCCACCCTCATCAATTTTTACAATTAAACCTGATGTAGAGCTGATATCATCTGTGTAAATAAAGACATCTGAGTATGCTCTGTATTTTCTAGCTGAGGCATTAGCATCTGCATAAAATCTGCGATTGGCAATGCGATCTATAGATCTTGATGATGACTCTACTAAATCCTCTAATAGGTCATTATCTGTACTGTCTGAAATAGACAAGTAATTTTTAATTTGTGTAAGTGTTGCATAACCATTTGTTATAGCCATGATTGGTATCCAAAATCTGTTTTGCTCTGGGACATTAAGCTCTCCATATCTTAAATACCAATCATAGTTAGGATCTAAGCCCTCTGGAAGGGTAGAGGGCTTAGAAGCTTATTTACTCTAGAAGCTAGGTGAGGCCAAGCCAGTGCCATTTATTTGTGCAATAGCTTTTCCATAGCGATCTGCGGTGAAGGCTGACATACCAAACAAAACAATATTGATTGCAACCTTTCCGTTAGGCTCTTCAAATGTCACATAAGTAGGGGCTGCTGCCTCTTCCCATAGATGACACTCATTTAGATCTACAACAAAGATTGTATCTTGATTTGTTGATGTACCCTTATCCGTTGCAATATTAGCATCAGTAATAATTGGCAAACCTAACATTGAATAACCTGAGTTACCATAAGTAGGTGTGCCGTTACCTGTGCCGATTGCATTAACTGGATTGTAAGCAGTAGGTACAACCAATGGGCGATTTTGACTGTCAAGTGCTGCTAACAAGAAACCAAGTCTCCTTGGGTGCATCAAAATTGCATTTGGATTTGTATAGATGTTACTTTGAATTGACTGTATCGCATCTGCGACCTTCGGATACAAACCCGCAACTGTTCCAGTTGTAGCTGTGTAGGTTATAAGTATTCCAGTTGTCATATTCACAAGTCCTAATGGCTGACCATTAGATCCTGATCCATTTAGTAATGAGTTATCTAGTTTTGTGTGATAATCACGAATTAAATCACCTAAAACAATTCCCTCAATGTTGTATCCGCGTAGTAATGCTTGCTTAGATACTGATTGTTGTCCTGCAATTGTATTTACATTTACAGTAAGGGTTGTATCTGCCATATCCTGTGATACTGCAGCTGTATTTTGAGATGTTTGATACGCTGTTGTAGTACCAGTATTTATTTTTGATATTACGACCGACATGCCTTGAGCAGGCAGATTGTGTTTGCGTGCTGCATCTGCAAAGGGTCTTCCCTGGCGTGCTAACGGGGCGTAAAGATCGACTAAATACTGGGGAACAACTAGGCCTGCAAATGATGATGTGCTAACTGCACGCTTCTCAATTGCCATTTCTCTTTGATGGCGTTGAATACGCTCTTGCGCATCACCATCAGTTTTAAATTGTGCCTTAAGCGCATCAGTTAAGAAATCATTATCTGATCTCTCTGAATAGGTTAGTTCCTCTTTTGTAACACTAAAGCCACCAGCGCGAACTTCCTTTTTGTTATCTACATTTACATCTACCTTTGCAGCTAACTCAGCTGCCTTTTGGTTTCTGATTTCAATGTCAGACATCTGCTCAATTCTTTCATCCAACTTTTTAATTTCAAGGTTTAGTGCCTCTACATTGGCAAGTTCTACCTCTGATAGATCGCGTGCTTCCTCAGCTGCACGATCTAAAGTGGATTGAATAAGAGCAGTCTTTGACTCACGCTTCTCACGCAGAGAAGCTAAAAAAGCATTAGACATGTTTCTCCTATAAATTAGTTTGATTGGTGAGAAGGTGTGACACGCTGCAAAGCAGGGTCAGGTGTTCTACGACTTACTTTAATTATATCTGTTTTTTTAAATTTTGTAACATAGACAAGGCTGTGTTGTATCTAGGTTTGTCATCATCCTCATCATAATCTCTTTCTTGGTCTGCAATTTTGTTTGCCCAAGATCTACCAGCATCACCACCCCACAAAGCCCAAGCAATCCTGCCATTGGAAGGATAGCCATCCTCACCTGGACTAAAACCCTCTGCCTCTTTGTCAACTTCATGGCGTGCAAAAAAAGAAACCATGCGGTTGACTGTTTCTAAGGGTAAGTTTTTTCCATTAACAATATCTCTAGCTCTAGCAATACCTATCTCAGTGCCACCTCTGCCAAACTCTTTGCGCCAATCTAAACCTCTTTGTGCCTCAGCTTTCATTGCAGCTGTAGGGCTGTAACTTTCTTGTCTTTCTTGGTTCATAGCTGCCCACCTGTTGCAATAATAATCACTTTGCACATTGGCATCCCACAGATCACAATAGCCTGCCTCATAAAAATAACAGTTGCCACAATTGCGACCTTGAGGCACATCATCACTAGATGCTGGTCTGTAGTTATCAGGCAATTCCCTAGTGCCATACTCTGCAATGTTAAGAGCTGTTAATTGATCCTCAGCTTGTGTTTGTGTTTTATGACAGCCTAAAACTTCATTGCTACTGTCTTTAACTACTGCGAACCCTTCGCAATCAGGATGATTATTTTTTATGCTGTAAGGCATTTAAAATTTTTCTAGCTTCATCTAGTCTTGGGGTTAATAATGGTTGACCTTCTCTAACACCTGTAACTGCAGCCATATCACCATAAGCGCCAAAAGTGACAAGTGATACCTCAGCTAGATGTGCCTTTAATCTTTCCATTACTCCATCTGGCCTTTTACGATTTTTAATAGGCATAAATCCGATAGAGAGCTGATCTAATGCGCCATCTTTTACAAGCTCAAGAGCCTCATCACCTTCTCTTGTCTTTGAGATCCTAAACTCTGCATACAGACCATCCTCTGTCTCTTTTAACAAAGTGGCTCTACCTAAAACATTATTCTCACCATGACCACGCAATAGTTTTACTCTGTGAGGTGCGCGTATAACATCCGCAAAAACACCTTTTCTAAATATCTCAGTTAGTGTGCTACTTATGCGCTGCTCTTTGTTATAAGGCACAGCCATGCCATAAATAGTACGACCATCTCCACCTGCAAGTCTTAACTCAAACTCAACTTGGTATTGTCTGTTTTCTATTTCATTATCTTTATTCATACTCAGTTACCTCTGCCTGATCTATGGTAGTTTCAATTTCCTCATCTTGTTCACTTTCCTCATAATCCATAGGATCTAAATTTTCTAAATCTCTTACTTCATCTACAGTTAAAAATCCGCTTGCTAATGCTGTTTGATAAGCTGCATAACGACTTGATGTATCAGTCTTTAATAATGACTCATATTTAAATTTTGCAGTTTGTCCTCTGACTAACAAATCAGAAAATGCTGCCTCTATTCTTTCTGCAATCGGCTGGATTGACCATTTAACAAGCTGTAAATTTTCCTGCTCAACATTGGAATAAGTGCGGCTGGCATTAGGTGATCCTAAGTAGTAACCAGGCAGACCAATAATGTTTGCGGCCTCAGTAAGACCAGCTGTTTGTGCCTCTACTAATTGTGACTCCGCTGCGTTGCTACTTAAAACTTCAAAGTCTGTAGATGCGTTCATTACTACAGGTGATCTATTGCGTGATGAGTACATAGCCATCCATGCAGTTTTAAGTGCATCAGCTTCCTCACTTGTAAGATCAGGATTTGCAGATTTAATAACTGCAGTAGGATTTACTCCGCCGTCAAAGTATCTACTTGCATATTCATTGATTGCAATTTCTTTACCTAATGATTGTTTTGCTATTGCTAATATTCCGCGACCTACTAAATCACCTGGCATAGTAAAATTCTTTATATGAAAGATCTCAGATTTTTCATAAACTCTTTCATCAATGCGATAAATAATTCTGCCATTGTCTCTACTTACTTGCACGCGATCAGGTGCAACAGGATAAATATGATCTGGCAAACCATTAGCACCAGGTTCACCTAATACTGCAATGTAATTACCATGCATAACAAGACCAGCTGCCATTGCAGCTATTGTCTCCATGCGTGTCTCAGTTGGTACTGGTCTTTGTAAAATTATTGGTTTAGGTTTTACTTCTCTATCATTACGATATGCACAAAGATCCAATGCGCCTATTGCATCTGCAATTAAAGATATACCGCGATAAATAGCAGGTATGCCAAGAGCTGTATTTTGGTCAACATAAGCCCCTGCCCAATTGCCCTCAAAAAATCTACCAACGCGACCTAGTGAGTCAACATAACCTTGAGAGGTATAAACCAAGCCTGGTTGTATTTGTCTTTTTAAGAGCCTGCCTAGCATTATTTACCTCTTATTTCTAAAGCAATACCAAAAATAATTAAAAATGCACCGCCTAATATTACCCCTAAAAGTGAATTGAAGGATGCGACACCTGCAACTAATACGCTTGCACCTACGACTTGTAAAATTGATGATAAGTATTTCATTAGTACATCTTACTCCTAGCCACTGGTTTATCATCTATCTTGGTCACTACTCCATAGCGTGCCAGTGTTACTGCTACAAGCGGTGTTATGTTTGTTGTGGATTGTCTATTCCAAGCCCAAGAGTCTCCTAATGGTCTTTTTGTAGATCCCATTATTGCAGCTCTCAAATTAGGATCATCTATATGACAGACAGTCTTTGCCATAACCGCATCATAAAATGATCCACAAGCCCTTGCATAATCTCTTAGATGTATTGCCATTACACCTATGTCTTGCTTTTGTAACTCTAAGATCAAGGATGCCGCAGGTGAGCCTGTGTCTATAACTACCTTGGTTTTATATTTTTTACATAACTCAACTAATTTAGGCAATACCCAAGATGTACCCTCTTTACACTCTATAAGCTCAACAGGCGTGTAATCACGCACTAAGCCTGATACAGCTATTGTAGCGCGATCTCTTTCCCTAGATATGTCAACACCAAAAACTACCTCATTACCTAAAATCACATCTGTCCTAGCTAGTGAGTCCCACAGCTCTGTATTTATAACTTGTACTGCATCTTTAGCTGGCCAGACATTAAGCCACTCTTTAGTAAAGATTTCAGGGCTGTTAGTTTGTGCAGCCTCTTTTACAGCTTCAAGCAATACGCCTTTTTCCTCATGCAAGGAAGGGATTGCCTGATACCACACGCGCTCATCCATATAATCAAAATCATCTGACAAAGGTGACCACTCAAACCAAGCTAGTTTATTTTGTGGATCTGCTATTTCTCTATGACCAAGCTCTCTGTAATGTTCTAATAACTCTGACTCACCTGGTCTGCCTGCATTAGACATAATCCATAATTGACCATTGCGCTTTGTAGCAAGGGTTGGTTGTAGGTTTGCAATCAATGACAATGGATGAGTAAGTGCCTCATCAATAACCATAAGATTTAAACTGAGACCGCGTGCGCCTTTGTCATTAGGTGTAACAATGCCATAGGTAGAGCCATTGCGCATATAAATTTTTTCACTGCCATTTGTTTTAGATACTCTACCAATCCTTTTACTGAATTTAGGTGACATCATAAATGACAACAAATGCTCATCCCATTTAACTTTAGCCATATTGCGATCTTGTGCAGTATAGGCAACATGTCTTTTGGGTTGTAACAGCTCATAAGCTATGCGTGTTTCTATAAGTTTTGATTTACCAGATTGCCTAGAGACTTGTGCGGCTACAGTCCTATATTTGTACATGCCTGTTGCATCTTTCTCAAGACCTACATCACACACATATTTTTGCCACTCAAAAAGGCTATACCCTAAAAGCTCTGCAACAATAGACATCTTGTCACCATCAGTCTCACAGGCAGGATCTCTTAAAGATGCCCACCTGGGTGGACACTTACTTAAAAATGTCATCTTGTTCAGGCAAACCGCACATATCCCATATTTCCCTCAGCTCTCTTGATATAGATGGGATGGTATGCGTATTGTCCCCTGTTTTCTCAATTAGATCCCAAGCGCGTGATAAGCCTAGTAACATTTCTTGTTTAACCCAGTCAATATCTTTGCGACCTTTAAGCGCATCAATCATTGCAGCTGTATGTCTGCCTAAATCAGATTTACCACTTACGACTGTTTTTGATGGCTTTCCTTTTTTTGTTGCCATAAATCGCCCCCCTACTGTAATTGCAATGTGCGCAACTTGGCCTTAGAGTACCAACCCACAGCTCTGGTACTGGGAAGGTGTCAATTGGTGGATCGTGGTCAATAGTGGTCGCTCTGACTTTTTTACAATAAAAACACATAGGCAAAGTAGCAAGAATAAGTTTGCGCATTTTCTTGTAGTTCGCACTGTATTTTCTTGTTTTTATATTTTTCATAAAGAAATCGTTATATTTTTTGTCAAATTCTCAAAGCTTCGGGGAGAGAGAAACGCGGAAC